CACTTTGTGGCGCAGTAGCCATCATTGATGGGTCAACAAAAGTAAGATTTGCAGTTTTTCCAGTAGTGTCAAAACCAAAGTTGCTTGACTGTGTTGTGTCATTATCCATATTACATTAATGTATTGTAATTAACTTCGTTAAGTGTTCCGTCTGATCCGTCTTCACCAACTTCACCAGCAGTCCCATTTGTACCTGCAGCTCCAGATGATCCTCCAGTTCCTCCAGTTAGAGTACTAGTACCTGTCCATGTTTTCTTTTTATAGACCACTAAAGCATCTCCACCATTAGCACCAGCACCTCCTCCTCCTCCTCCAGCACCATTGTCGTTATGGTCAGAAGCTCCACCAGCTCCAGAACCTGCTCCTGGGATTTTATTTAAATTTTTAAGTTCTCCATCTGCATTAAGGCCAAAAAAGCCTGAAAGTAAAAATTTGTGTTCTAAAGGACTTATTGTAGGCAAAGTTCTTGCTCCTCCTGCTCCTTTATCTCCACCGCCATAACTATCTCCATTTCCACCATCTCCACCTGCTGAACCTGCTGAAGATAAAGAAGGTGAGGCATCATCTCCATCATTACCATCCTGTCCAGTTTTATTCAAATTAGTTCCATTTGCTCCTACTTTACCTGCTGTACCTTTGTAAATACCAGCTCCTCGTTCTGCAGCAGCTGCGCCTCCAACAGGAATATTCCCACCACTACCATTTATAGTTCCGTATGACCCAGCTCCTCCATTTCCACCTACAGACTCAATAGTAAATGTACCAGCCCAATTAGTGGCATAAATTATTACCCATCCTCCTGAAGCACCTGAACCTCCTCCTCCTCCTCCATAATTAACATTATCTCCTGAACCTGCCAAAGAAGCATCTCCTCCATTAGTAGGAACTGAGTGTTTTATCGTACCTGCTCCATCAATAGTGTCTCGTACTTTAATTGTGTATCCGTCAGTAATTAACGTACCTGTAACAGTAAGGTTTTGGTACTGCATGTTTTCAGTAAGTGTCACAGTTCCTGAAATCACTACATCACCATCACTACCATCTCCAAAGCCAGCAATTTCTACATCTGCCATTTCTTCAGTCATAAACTGGTTGTCAGCGTCAGGTGTACCAGCAGTACCTCCCCCAGCTAAGGCAGCTTTTTCATCTTCAGTAGGCATGTCTACTGCTACGTCTGGAGTAATTGCTAGTGCAGCTCCTGTTTCTCCTGATGCAGTTCGTGCTCGTACTTGTGCAAGAGTTGCCGTTTCAATTACCCCCTTAGTACTAACACTTGCGTCGGGTGCAGATACTAATGAAATTTCATCCATGTACTTCTTGTACGTCATGAAATCAGTCATAATAACTGTGGCTCCTACTCGGTGAGCTTTAACTGCTCCCGATGCCTCAGAGCCTTGTCGAGATACATTAACAACACTCGATACATTTGTACCAGATAGTGTACCGGCTAAGTACTCTTTATTAGTACTCCCGTTGTCGAGCGTAAAGTAATACAAACCATCGGGTAGTGCTATACCATCGTCGTCGGTGGCTGAGGACATTGTAAAAGTCGTATCGCCAACAGATATTGCTGCGCTTAATTGCGTTTCGAAATCGGCTATAATCTTTGGCGTACTCATTTTATTTATTATTTATTATCAAACTTTTGAAAGAGGTACCCCAACTTTTGCAAGGTCACAACATTCTTTAGAACAAAACTTCCCTTTTTTAATAGACAAGAGATACTCAGTTGTGTAAAAATCTTTTGAACACGTTTTAAGGATGCATTGTCTAGTAACTTTCCCCATACTTCCTATAATTATACCATTAGTACGTTGGTGTGTCCTCGTCGGTTGTCGCTCCATCTAAACTTACGTTTTGTTTTGTGCGATATTTCTTAGGCAACTTATCTTCGTATCTCCAGATGTCAAAGTCTGTTAGTTGTTGTATTGAGCAGTAGCCTAGTCCTGTAGCGACAAACGTAAGGTTTCGTTTTCGGTACTTTGGGAGTCGTACCTTAAGCTTCATTAAAAACTCATACACCTGCACATCGCTTCCTCCTCCCATAGTGTCCTGACCTATGAACGTAGTTCCTATTGCGTAAGATGCTGAATAGTCTACATAATCGCCAGAGCCTAAAATAATTCCTACAAGCTGGTTTCCCCCTCCTTCCACTTCTGCATACACTTGAATAACCTGGTCTGGAGCAATGCTCCCTTTAAACACAAAGTTCTTTGTTCGTTTAAGTCTGGTAGTTCCATGAGTTGCCCCGGCTGACTTCCATGAGTTAGGAACGATTACCCCCATATCATCAAACCCAGTAAACAACTCGTACGAAGTTTTAGATAACGGGTCTCCACCATAAAGCAATCCGTTGTCTTGAGTCGCTGTGCGAATACCGTAAGGTGCTACGTCAACTGTGTTTTCATGCACGTCGCACATTAACAATCTGTTGTTTTCTGCGGTTTTTTCTTTACAAGCAACTACAACAAACTTGTCCCAGTTTATAATCATTACGTCGTCGTAGGTGTAGTCCTCAAACCTAAAGTGTGGAAACATTGGACTAACGTCAAAGTTATCTCCCAAAGGATTTCTTTTAAGAATGTTTAGTTGCGGGTCACTTGGATTACCTGTGTTCATAAACACAATCCCAGAACCGGTTGCAACTGCTGCCCGTAGTGAATCAACACCAACGTCAGTTCGTATCAAATCGTTTGTAGGATTTACGTCTAAAATGTCTAGCGTAAATTGGTACACAGAGTTACCTTTCATAGAAAAGTATGAGCCCTCAAAAGGAATCACTACCTCAATAGCATCGCCTCCCTTATCCTGTCGTACCACAAAACCTTGTCCTGCTGCGCGTGTCGCTGATTTACTAAAGTCAGTTACGCCAAGCGCGTTACTGTCCTCCCATTGGTATGCAGCAGTTACCGAGCCAACTGTTGTTGCATCAAAAGTAACGTCGTACGCACCTGTCATAAAGTTTACTGTCCCAGAACCAGCTGATGCAGCGGTTACATTACCGGTAAAATCAACGGTAAGAGTAGTAGTCCCGTCAGTAAACAACACGCCAAAACAAGAGCGTGTAGATCCACCTGCTTTAAAAGCAAGAGTACCGGTATAGTTAGTGGCTCCCGTACTACCAATAGCTTCTGAAGCAACTGCTGTATATACATCCGAATCTTGAGCGTCGATATACGAACCATATAGACCCGTTTTATCAGTAGCGGTATTCCACATAATAGAACGCCCTTTGTTGATAAAGAAATATCCTTTAAAGTTTTTAGCACTGTCATATACATCTGCATAGCTGCCTGGGTTAGCTGTCACAATTTTAAATAAACCGTCATCTGGAGAACCTATGTACACAAAGTTACCCGCAAGCGATGCGTAGTTTGAAAAGGTCATGTCGCTTTCAGTAAGTCCAGTAATAACATCGGTCCATGTAGAACCATCTAAATACTGAATAACAGTACTTACCTTTCGGAAGCGTACTGATGTGCCATCTGTTTTATATGCTGTGTGCTCTGCGTAACTCTTTCCGGAAGTTCCCTCAGCGCCTTGCGCTTGTCGCCCGTACATTAGCTCCAGTTTTCCATCCTTAGTAAGCCACCCAATAGATTTAGAAGCAGCGTCGACTGGTATTAGCTCGTCGTTTAAAAGGTTGTGTGTGCCAGAAACGAAAGCTTTAATCTCTTTCTTGCTTATTGCCATATTACATTTGGATTAGCGACGCATTCCAGTATTTCATGTCGTCCATTATCGCGTTACCCTCTCGCTCGTTCTCACGCGCGTAGCTCTTAGCCTTGTCTGACTGCTGAATCATAAAGTCGTCAGATACCATAAAGTGATAGATGGCATCGTGGTAATCAGACGGGAACCACGGAGATTCACCGTCTGCTAAGACAGTTGCTTGGCCATGGTAATCAAACTCTACTGCCTCTGCAACTGTAGGCTGTGCAGTAAATACAAGTCGTGAGTTTGCAAGGTCAATGTAGGCGTACTCTGCGTTACGATACTGTCGTCGGTCTGACCAACTTACTACTGGGTACTGCTTGTAGTCTGGACCTCGAAAGATGACTGGACCACTTGCTTCGTAGTTAGATGTAGAGTGATTAGCGTTAGCTGTTAGGTACAAGAAACCTTCTGGCAAAGCGATGTACGGTACAGAAGTACTCGTAGTGCCTGTGCCTTCTTGCTTAGTCCCTTCCCACGGCATCATGCGTGTTACCTTCCGGTACATCTTATCAAAAAGGTCACTAAACTCCTGAGTAGATAGTTCACTGGTGTCATCTAAATAGAGTTGTGCTTTTACAATAATTTCTAGTTTTGTCATACCTATATTATACCACTTGCTATCCCCATCCTGAATTTTTCAGGACAGAGTAGAAAGTCGATGCTTATACAGCTGCGATCTTTACGTTGAGGAACTGCTTTCCACCATCGGTGAAAGTCTTGATTCCTGCTAGGTATGAAGAGAATACGTTAGTACCTCGTCGGTCATCTGTCTTTCGCATGTCAACTGGTGATAGGTCTTGTACCACTAGGTCGATTGCTCCTCGTTTTCCGAAGTAACAGTGTACAGTGTTAGCTGTAACAGCACCGTTAGTTTCGTCTTCAGAGATAACTAGACGTCCAGCACCTGTGATTGTAACTACACCTGAATCATTTACTGCTGTAAGGTTAGCGTCATCTAGGGTTTCTCGGTCAGCTGCGGTGAACTCGAAGTAAGTCGATGCTGTTCCTGTGCCCGCTGCGTTACCGTCAGAGTTCATAAGTAGTGCTACAAGAGAATCTCCTGCTGCATCTGCTGTTCCCTTAACGTCGTAACCTCCAGCTGCGTTTACAGTTGCCTGTGAAGTTGCTGTAACACCGTTGATTACAATAGTCTTAGTATCAACGTTCACTCCTGAGAATGTCATTACTGCTGAACTCAATAGGTTTTCTGAAACGATCATTGCTGCGTTTCGGATAACACCTGCGTACCCGTTCTTGAATACTGAACCAGCGATGTCGATGTCCTTGCCCATAAGGTACTGCTCGATCATTGCTGCTGAGTATGAGTCTACTGCAAACACCATGTTTGTAGCAGTTTGGATGTTTTCTTTGTACGTTAGTTTTGCAGACATACGTGATGTCATTTGCGGAACTGTTGTAGCAGAAAGTGTGATTGGTGTTCCATTTGAAACTCCAGTCGTAAGGTCTCCTTCATCGAATGTGTTTGCAGCGTTTGTAACTTCTGCGAAACATCGTGCATCAAGGTCTTGTGCGACTTTGTGTGCGATTTTAGCTCCGATTTCAGTACCTGGGTTTAGAGGTCCAGCCTGTGTTGATTCTCCGTCTGAGATGTAGAACACTGCTTCTTTCTCAATGTTGATTTCAAGTAGTTGAGTAGTATCTGTGATTGCGTCAATAGTTGATGCAGCACCTCGTACAACGTCTCGTACGCGCACAGCGCCAATGTTGTATGATACTCGTTCTACTGATTCTCCAAATTTTAATTTTGCTTCAAAACGTGTGTTCATCACAGATTTTGAAACCAGCGTCTTCTGATAAATCTCTTGGTAAGAGTTATCAAACGCTGCCATGTAGTCAGTTAACATTGTAAGTTTGGGTTATTTTTGTAACCCCCGCACTCCTATAGCATTACCCTTTCCGCAAGTCCGTCGTTGTACTGCTTCTTTAAAGCTGGGTCTTTCAACACCTCTTCTAAGTACGCATTATCACTTCCGGCTCGTGCAAGGTCTAATGTTTGGTTTTCGGCTCCACCACGAGGTGTGGTAGTTTCAGCGGTGCGCGTACCACTGATAGTGTTGCCATACACTTCTTCAAGGAGTTGTGAATAGGTTTTGTTTGCGTTAGCAGGGTTCTGAGCTTCACGCTTTAGAACTTCCATATTAACTTTGTCTTTAAACTCTGGTGCTTCTTCGAGAGCTTTTGCAAAATTGCTCTCCATAGTAGCTTCAAGTTTCTCTGCCTTTTCCTTCCCTTCAAGTTTTGCTAGTCTAGCTGCAAGGTCAGAATCAGTTTCTTTTGAATCAGGTTTTTCAGGGTCTTCACCAGTAGCAGCTTCTAGCTCAGCGATTCTCGCTTCTGCTACCTTCCTTTTTTCATTCACTTCATCGAAGCGTTTCTTAGGAATGCTGTCTGATACTGGTGTTTCGTCTCCTACTGATTCTCCAATAGTTGTTTCTGCTTGCTCGTCATTTACAGTTTCCTCTGACTCATTTACCTCCGAAGCTGGAGTAGTTTGTTCATCTAACATAAAATTCCTGTGTTTTAATTGTTCAGTCCAATAGGAGTGTTACCGCTTCCTAACCGTACGTCTATTATACCACGAGACCTCAATAGTACCGTGTGGGACTCTACCTACCCGTACGGGGGAAAAGGTAAGTAAGTAGAGTCACACAAAGCGCTATTCGCTTAGTGCCTCTGCAATCAGAGTGTCAACATTTTCTTCGGCTGCCTTCGCTCCCATAATAGTTTCTACCAGTGCCAGCTTTGATTTGATTGTGGCAACACACGCTGTGTTATCTCCCCCAATCTTAAGCTGATGCACAGCAGTAACCACATCCGCCAACAACGAAGCCACCAAGGCTTTTCCTCCCTCAGTGTCTCCTAGTGCTTTGATGGAGTGTAGCTCATCCTTTTGGTCAGCTAACTCCTTTGGCACTTCCTTACTTCGCATCAGTAGTATCAATTACTACTGTGTCTTGGAAGCCAAAAGCGTCATAGATAATGTCGAGGTATTCGCCATGAATCTTTTGGTCTTCGTACAAATCGTCTAGGTGCGGTTGAATCTCATTAACCGTAGTCAGGTTATCAAAGTACATCCATACTGCGTGTTGGTCCTCCTTAGACATTTCAGAAATGAATGGATTGTTTCGTAGAACATTGTCAACGTATGACTGGGCTAAGTTTCGCTTACTCTCACCTTCTATCTGTACTTTTTTAAGACCTGCTAGGTGCTTTTCGATACTCGAAATAGTAAATTCGTTAGTCAGGTTCTTTCGAGCAATCACTGTTTCTTTAAAGTCTTCTTTGTTCTCTTCCTTAATAGAAAGGTCTGCTTTAAGTAGTTTAGACATTTTGTTGTATTGTATCTTGAAGAGGTTGGCTAGGTCCAGGTTGTCTCATCTGTGGTCTTTTCCCCGCTCCCCCCGCTTGTAATTGTGCCGTCTGTTCTTTAGCCGCTTGTGCTTGTGCTGCACGCTGTGCATTAGCCACCACTACCTGGTCTAGTGATCTAATGTATTGTAGCATGCGTCCTGCCTGCTCCTGGTTCATATCCTCCTCATTGTCTTGCATGTAGTTTACAAAACGCTGTTTGTAAGCCGTATTAGCCATCCGATTAGGCTGTATAAACTTACCGTCTAAAATGTCTTCAATGTCCCTTTCAGCCTCTGCCATAATGTTAGCTGTGCCATATTCTTCTAAGTCCTGTAGCTCCCGGATGTCTGCTTCATCAAGTCCCGCCACCAGACCAAGCTTAGCAACAACTACTTTCTGGTTAGCCAACTCAGGTCGTCCAAGTAGGGCTGAGTAGTATGCTCCTTGCGTACGCTTCTTCTGCTCTGACATCTGCATCTCTGCGTTAGCTTGCTCAGTCATTACTGCAAAGGTATCTCCCTTACGGAAAATATCTCGTCGGCTAATATCCTCAATCCTAATTCCTTCAGGACCAATAATATCTACCGCCATCTTCTTCGTTAGGTTCTCATCTACTCCTGCCTCGTACAAGTTCGCAAAGCGCTTGTAGCCAAAGCTGTATGACTTGTTGAAGAGCGCAAAGCGGTCAGCGACGTTCGCTTGGTTCCCTTCATATATAGTAGCTCGCCCAGTAGTGTCTTCTACACCCTTAGCTCCAGCAGTAACTCCACTAGCTGCTGCCTTAATAGTCTCAAGCGTTTCAAACACCTTAATAGGAGTAGTGATACTTGGTGTCTCCATAATCTTAATGGCAGTTGTTGCGTTTGCACCAGGAGCCATATCAATGTACCCATCCTTCCGGTACTTAAGCTGTGCCTTGTTCTTAATAGCACCAGTATCAATAGCTCGCTGTGGCTTATTCACGCGCTCAGCGTTGTCCATCATTTGGTTAATGGATACCGCTTGCGCCATGATTATCTCACGTACATAATCGCAGGGACTAGGTGTCCATAGCTCAGTTAAATCTGGGTACGCTGCAAAAGTCCAGAACGGCCACATCCCACTTGGATGACGTTCTACTAGCTTCTGTACTTGGATAGCTCGCCCATTGTTATCCATAAGCAAGTAGTACCGTTCGCCTTCAAACGTCTGATACCACTCCCAAAACTTGTACTTGTCAGGGTCTGCATTTTCAATCTTAGCAGTATCACTTTCCACTGCGTACCGTCGACTTTGCTTATCTAAATCCTCCTCAGAAGATTCATCAGCGTTGCCTGGACCTTGTAGCAAAGCCTTTACCTCAGTCTGGATGTAGCTCTTATTGCTCTTCAATTCTGACCTATCCTTTACAACCCCATACCGTCCTCCAAAGCGACCTTTTTCTAAGTCCAGCCCACCAGCGGATGGGTCCCATAGGAAGTCATACACGTCGACGTTTTCCAAGTGCGGTTGATACCCCTCACTATTAGATGCTTGGTAGGACATAATCGCTCGTCCATAAATAATACACTGCTTCTTCGCAGCAATATCTTTCATGTCCCAGAAGTTACGGTCCCCATCAAACGTCTTTAAAGCGTTAAGCCTTTCTACCCGCTTAAGCTGTGAGCCCTTACGCTTCACAAACTTAAAGGTCAAGGGACTATCAATCTTACTTAGTAACGTGTGTACGTGTTCCTGCATTTGCCCCAGGTCGACGTTCGCACGGGACTCGTCGCTTTTCTTTTTGACTCCATAATACAAGTCTTCGTTTAACTGCCACGTAGATATCTTTCCTTTCTTGTACGTACGAGCAAAATCTATGTTGGTTAAGGCCAATGCAACAATTTTGTCTCGTGTTTCCTTTTTAATAACTGCCATATAGTGTTTGCCCCGCACTATTTATATTAAATGTGTTAATTTGTCTTAATTATACCACTGTTACATCCCAATATCGCCATACAATGGTTCCTCTTCTACAAAATCATCCTCTATTTCGTCTGTAGAAGCGTACTTTTTCATCTGCCAGCCAATAATGGCTGCAATAAGAAGGTCGAAGTGCCTAGTAGCAATACCAATTTTCGTGTCTTGCAGGTCCATAGAGGTATACGAGCGCATCTCCTTAAGCAGGTTTACATCATATATCTTAATCTTCCCATCGTTATAATCCTTGCGAAAGTCAAAGAACATCAAGGGCTTCGTCTTCCTATTAGTATTCCACCCAAACTTCTCCGTTACCTTAATAGACCTATTACCAGTAGTACGTTGGGTAAACATATTAGGGTAGCCACGCATAGCAGCAATAGTGGCGTGCCCGGTGTTATTAGACTCAGGCGCCATTAGACAGTTACCAAACTCCCCACCAATCCTAACAAGCTCGTGACCAAACAAGTCTGGGGCTATACGGTTGTTGTAGTAACTAGCTACCAACACACCCACATCATCTGGAAAGGTTCCAAAGTCATACAAGCAAAACGTGTTAGCGTCGCGCCCTATACCTTCAGAAGTATCTGCTCCACAACCATATATATGATGCGGTTGGTATTCTCCCCAGTACTTCACACCAGCTGCCTCCTTGTGGGGTTGTTGCGCTGTCGCGATGTCCTGGTCGACTTTCGCTCTGTCAAAGAAGCTAGCATCAGCTCGCGTTGGGTCACACATATATTCCCCATAGAAATCATCCGAGTCATTCTTAATAGACTCTACCTTCTCCTTATCATACCGAGTGGGCCACGCAGGGTCACCGTTGTCGTCGAGTATCGTAATCTTATCTACCACCATATCAGGCTTGTTTAGGAACCACTGAATTACTCCCTCCTCACTAATATAGTTACCGTTACACATATACGAACCCTCAGCAGCCAATCCTGAAATAGCCTCGTCAATCCTCCAGATAGTTGCCTCGGTAGTAGCCAAAGACTGGATAGACTCACGGTCCTCCACGTCGTCAAAGATGAGGAAGTCTGGGCGATAGGCGTCTTGCAAGTGACCACGCTGTGTCATACCCACAGTACCACTGAGGAGCTTCACACCCTCAACAGTGGTAAAGCTTCCCATTGTTTCTTCTCGCTTCTTGTCACCATCCTTCTGAAAGATGTCACCGTAAAAATCCTTGACCTCTACAATCAAGTTATATATGTCTGTCACCATCTGCTTAGCGTTACCAATGTTTCTCGTCAGCACCTTCATGTACCGGCGCGTCTGATCCATGTCATTTAAAATAGCGTAGGCTATAAAGAGCTTAGTCCAGGTAGTCTTGGCACAACCTCGAAAACCTAAGTTCGTGTACTTAATGTCTCCGTAATATGCGTCAATCATGTGACGGATAATGTCGTCGTGAAAAGGGGCAGGAATGGACTGGAAGTATCGCGGGTAGCACGTATGCGCCCAAGTAATAAACTTAAAATGGATTACTGTTCTAGAATTTTTGCTGTCAAAAGCGAAGAAGGCTAAGCGCTCTTCGTCTGTCCCGTTTTGAATTGTGTTCTGGGCATAAGCGAGTTGCTCTTTTGTGATATGCATTGTATGAATTGTACCATGGGGGTGAGGGCTACTTTGTGTTGTGCTTTGTGCTTTGTGCTTTGTGCTGAGCGCTTTGGGAGTTATCCCCTTATTTTATTACAGGACAGTTTAGTGGATTTGTACAGAGCGACTTTTGAAAATTTGGCAAAAATTTTTGTGACCCCATATAGTATCTAACCTCGTCAAAACTTTTTTAACACCCCCCTCCCCCCTGCGATATGCACGCATTACAGCGATATAATAACTGAGTATAATGGTCATTATACTCAGTTAATTAAAATACGGCTCTAATGAGCCGTATTTTATGGTCGTGATCTTATCCACATAATGTTTCACGCCTTGTGATAGGTGATGTGTGACGTTTGGGGTGCGACGTGTGCTACTCGCTAGGCGCTACGCCTATGAACATCAACTCTAGTGCGACATCTGCGGTTGACTTAGTGTCATTAGTAAATAGCCTGCGTCCACCTTTGTCTGTTAGCTCCTGGCGGCTGCTGTATACGTCCTTGCCCACACGTTCTGCCACGAAACTTGCTGCCTTTACCTTTAATGCTGCCATACGTGCATCATCATCATCATAGCTCATAGCGGCATCAAGGGCTGATTCTGCTTTCTTAAGCATACGCGCACGATTGACCGTCGCATCCTGCATCATTTCATCAAACCAGCCCACGTTCTTACTTCCTAAGCTACTGCTATAGTGCTCTGTGTACCCTGCCTTGATCCCACTTTGCAACACGTTCATAAACGTGTGACTTTGGGGATTGATATAGTATGATTTAAAAATAGCTTGCCTAGGATCTACTGCCTTGCGTACATATTTCTTACCTCTATTGTCTGGTACTTTATTAGTCATATTTATTACCATCATTATACCATTATGTACACACATATATATGTATAATTCGTACGTGTAGAGTTATACACAGCTTGACGGCTTGACACTGTAGACATGCAGGTATAGTATAGAGGTATAGCAATAAGATATATATATATGAAAACATACACCCTACAAGCAGTACAAGACCTACAAGACAAGTACATAAAAAAAGGCGGTGACGTAGTAGTCACCCATGATGGTGTACTATTAGATGACTACATTTTTTTTGGACACAACCTAAAAACTACAGTTATAACAGCCGTGTACCTAAACGATAGCAGTAGCGCATACACGGCACGTAGTTACAAAAAAACCCCTAAAAAGTATTTACACTTAACATCATAAACACCATGAACAACTACATATCAGTTTTCAATCCAGACGGCACAACTAAAACCATTGCCCGATACAGGCACGATAAACAAAAACAAAAAGATCTTTATATCCAGAATATCGTATACACCATTATGTATACAATTCTAGCAATTACATTCTTATACATAACATTTACCACATTATAAACCATGACTACAACAAACATAAAAGCCCGCTTGGAATACCTACGCGGTGAAATAGAACACGAACGTATTAGCTATTACGAGATAGAAGAATTGCAAGCAATAGCCCTACACATAGAACCAAGCGATACATTACTACTAGAATGGTCCGGAGTTCCAGAATCATAAAAATATAACCATCATAATTATATGAAAAAAACACTAGCACAACTTAAACGAGATATCCACGTAGGGCAAAAGATTACACTTACAGGCTACAGGGACATATACAATGAGCGCATGAACCGTTTCGGTATACCAGAAAAAATGCAAGGAGAGCGTACAGTTACACATAAAGACACCACAGGCTTTTATATGAACAGTACACCAGATGACGGTAAACGCGGTTCATTCTGCGGGTATCCAACAGCCCTATCACTAGAATACATTGATGATACTTTTATTATCACAGAACGCCATCATGATAGCAACGAAATTATACAAGTACGCACGTACACCATAACAGCATAAACACCCGTAAACGCGCGTAATAAATTGCGTGCGTCATACGGCTTGATTATCAAGTAGCGTACCAGTACATTGACAATACTCGCACCACCACATAGAAACCCCTCACAGGGCATTGTGTGGCGTGTGTTATTACAATAATTACATAAACAACATGATCCAAACACTAAACACAAGCCAAGTAGCTCACGCATTACTAGCCGACGAATACGCAGGCTGGAGTTATAAAGGAGCACACGCACTAGCAGAACACTTTGAAGAATGGGAAGGTGAAACGGGTGAAATGATAGAGCTAGACGTTGTAGCAATTCGCTGCGAATACTCAGAGTATCCAAACGCACTGGAGTATGCTGTTCAGTTTATACATTTCAAAAACGAAGAACAAACAGAAGACTATGCACTGGAGTGGTTACAAGAAAACACACAAGTCATAGAATTTGAAGGCGGTATAATCGTACAAGAATTCTAAGTATGGCGAAACTATACGCAACGCTATCAAGCGACAAAACAGGGCGCACAGTGTCCAAGGGGGGTGATGAAAGCCTTGAAATACTTGTACACATAGGAAACAAACCCCATGCACGAATCACAGTATTGCCTAGTGGTACTGTAGTGCTAGACGAACTTGCACCAGAGTGTGAATTTATAAACATGGACAACTAAAACAGTAAAGCGCACCAAGCGCATAGCAGAAATAGTACAATAGAAATATTGTGCTTTTTTTGTTTCTAAAAATCTAAACACCCTGCAACCCCAACGGATCACCTACCCCAAAAAACATCT